GCTTGTAGTATATACGATATAAGACCTCAAACTTGTAGAGAATATGAGTGTGAGTATCTCTCTAACAACACTTAATGCTCCGTTGGACAAATTGGTTAAGTCGCCTCCCTTTCACGGAGGAGATTAGCGGTTCAAGCCCGCTACGGAGTACATTTAGTTAATCACTACACAATATCAAATAAAAACCTTACTTTTATAAAATGAACAAGATTATTTCTGTAATTTATATATTAGTAATATACACTATTTCCCAAGTTTTTACTTACTATCAACTTCAAGGACATTTATTCAACAAATGGATTAAAGAAAACCCATTTATCATGGCATTGTTAGGTTTACCAATTGGTTATTTTGTAATTAAAGCAAGTAGATTGATGGTTGAATTATGGGGAGGACAAACATGGCCAAATCGTTTAATTGGGTTTAGCCTTGGAGTTATAATTTTTTCATTTATGTCTTGGTGGATACTCAAAGAACCTCTAACTCCAAAAACAATTACTTGTTTGGTGTTATGTTTTGCGGTTCTAATGATACAATTTTTATGGAAATAATTACTTATTAGATAATCTTCGAAAGTAATAATAAAGCCCAAAAAAGAATGCCGCAATACAATACAACACGAAGTTGGATTTCCATAAATTTCCTGTTAGTAATATTAAAGAATATTGAATTGCATCGAATCCAAAAGGATTGAAGAATAAAGCCAACATTAAAAATAGTTGTGATAGGTTGGCTTGGAAGGTCTTTCTCCAAGTTCTGTTTTTCATCGTCATCCATATGTTAAAATTAATAATTTATGTCTTTGTTTTAGACTTTCTGTTTCAAAATAAATACTCTATTATTAAATATAACCCTAAAATACTTTAAATTTTGCCTGAGTAAATGGCCAACAAAAAAAATACAAAAGTAGAAAATAAATTTTTGAATATATTACTTTCTGAATTTGGAAATCAACAAATAATGGATGATGTTTATAAAATTGGTATTTGTAATTATTTAGATGGAACTGCAGACTGTATACTTATACATAAAAAAAATAAGTATTATGACAGATTATGGAATTGGGGAAGGAATTTATATCACATAAAAGGAAATAATGGAATTTCTTTGGAAAGTGTTATTAGAGTATTCAACTTTGACCATATAGTTCTTGAACCAAAACATTTTTGGGAGCGAAGACGTTCAGGTTGTGATAATTGTAAATATATAAAATAATGGACAAACAAGAAATTATAACTGAAATCATCACATTAGAATATGAAGTGACCATGACGAATTTGTTAGGACATAGACCAACTGACGATGATGAATATTCAGAAAAAAGAAAAAAAATAAACGAGTTAAGAAAAAAATTATGGCAATTAAAATATTAGTAGTTATAAGCATTTTAGTAATTGTATCTTTGGCCATTTGGTTAGTAGATAGAAGTAATCAAAATATATACCAAAGACGATAACCAAAAATAAAATATGAAAACTATATTTTTAGATATTGATGGAGTTTTGGCAACGGATAAACAGTTCCGTATAAACCGTGAAAAATTCAAACATAATAACAAATGGGCGGCGGAATATGATGTTCCTTATCCATACGATAAAGACTGCGTTAAAATTATAAATGAAATTGTGGAATCCACAGGTGCTCAAATTGTATTGAGCTCTGATTGGAAATTACATTATAATTTAGATACTATGGATAAAATTTTTGAAGCCAATGGAATCAAAACAAAACCTGTAGGAACAACAGAAGATTTTGGTTATAGTGGATTGTTATTAGAAATGTGGAGGGCATCTGAAATTGTTAGTTATATTGACAAACACGATGTTGGACAGTGGGTTGTAATTGATGACCTTAATATGCAAAAATGGTTTGACGATTATGGAGGTGGAAAAAGTGATAGATTCTTTATCACCAGAAGTCGTGATGGTTTAAAAAAATTATCCCTTAAAGATAAAATCATCAATAAATTAAACGAATAAACTAAAGTTAGATATATATAGATAAACCGATAGTAATATCGGTTTTTTTTATGTGATAATAACTATTTATAAAGATATGAATAACGAGGTTAATAAAATTATGTCGGTTTACACAACAATATTAGAGAATAAGTCTATATTGAAAGAATTTGATACGGTACGTCTTGCAGATACTAATTATTCAAACGTAAAATTTGATAATGATGCAACAAGAAATGATTCGGTAAATCAATCTCTTTTAGATGACATACAACAAGCCGCCGCAAATGTTGGTATAGTAGCAACAATCACAACCGCAAAATCAGGACATAGGCAACAAACAACATCAGGATATACAAGTAGACATATGTCAGGTGCTGGTGTTGATATTGGATTGTTAAATGGAATTAATTCAAGTGGTGCAGAATTTAGAGCCCTTGGAGATAAACTTAAAGATTCATTAGTATCGTTAGGATATACTTGGAACAGTGAGTCAGGTAACCCTAAATCTGTTTTATGGCAAACCAATACTGGTGGTAATCACTATAATCACTTACACGTATCAAATAATTCAGGAGAAACCTCAAATGACACACCTAAAACAAAATCTGATTCTACGTTAGGTCAAACACTATCTACAGTATCTAAAGTTGCGTCATCAATCGGTAATTCAAGTTCAGGTGAATTAACACCTGACCCATTAATTATGGGATTTGCAAAAATACTAACAAATGCTTTAGGTATGAAAGAAGATGTAGAAAGAATCAAAAGTCTTTTATAAAAAAAACCCATCGTATGATGGGTTTTTCTTTTTTAGATAACTTCGAATAAATCCTCAGTTGATTTTCTAACCTTTGGATAGTTTTGAGTTTGGTCATCTTCAGACCTTTTACCTATCGGACAAACAATTACTGATGATGTTTCTGTCAATCCTAAGATACTATCGTACTGACCTCTATCAAATCCTTCCATTGGACAAGAATCTATCCCTAAAACGGATAAAGATGTTAATAAATTACCAACCGCTAAGTAGATTTGTTTTTCAACCCAATTACCTTTTTGGTCTTCAGTTTGTGAAGATATTGCATGTTTCATCATACCTTCGTACTCAGTTAACATTTCTTTAGTAACTCCTCTTGTGTTAATAATATTTTCAACAAACAAATCAACTTCAGATTCATCAACATTTTTGTTTTTAACAAAAACTAACAAAGCACTAGCTTCTGTAATTTGTGATTGATTCCATGAAACAACTTTCAATTGTTCTCTGATTTCAGGGTTTGTTACAATTAATACTTTGTAAGGCTGTAATCCAAAAGAAGCTGGTGATAATTGAATGACTTCTTTGATTGTGTCTAATTCCAATTCTGATAATTGATAAGTTGAATCAAACTTTTTTGTGGCATAACGCCATTTAAGATTTTCTAAAATATTCATTTTTTTTTTGATTAAAGTTTAATAAAAACCCCCAACTTAATACTAAATCGGGGGTTGTTTTATTTTGACAAATTTAAATTATTTTGTTTCTGCAGTTGCTGTTGTGTCTGCAGTTACTGCCACTGTTGAATCTGTCTTTGCTGAATCTGCAACTACTGATGTTGAATCAGTTTTTACTTCAGTTGATGTTGAGTTTCCGCAAGAAGTTAACGCTAAGATTGATACTAATGCTACGATTTTTTTCATAATTGTTTTTTTTTGTTTTTTATATAATAGTTAATTGTTTTTTTGGCAGAAGGTACCAGATTCGAACTGGTGGATAGGTTTAACCCCATCCGCAGTTTAGCAAACTGCTGGTTTAAGCCACTCACCCAACCTTCTATAAATTGGTAATACAAATATAACAAAAATCCCCCTATTTTTCAATAGAGGGAAAATTTATTATGAACTTTTTTTAAGTTTATTTTAAGTTTTTCAATTTGTATACCGTGGAGAAAATTAATTCTTGAACCGTATCAATTTGGTTTTGAATAAATGATTCTTTAACATTTATTCTTGCCTTTTCAATCATATTATCTAATGATTTGAAATAATTAATTACTTGTTCAGAACTTGAATAATCTTCGACTTTAATTGTATCGTAATTTTTAATTATATCGTACTTACCTTGGTAACTTTCAATTATTCCATCAACTAAACTGTCAATTCCTTCATAATAATTTTGTAAAGCTTTGTGTTCAGAATATGATTTAGTTTGTAAGTGAAATATATGTACTTGAGTTTGTGAGTGCAATAAGGTTGACACCATATTTTTAAAACCTGAATTACCTTTGGTTTCAGACCTTTCTTCTGCTTGTTCATTCAATTGCATCATCTTGAATAATTGCTCTTTTGTTATAGTTACTTTGTCCATGACAATAAATATCCATATATGTTAGTTTGTTTCGCATAAATGTTGCACTTCCTAAAGGATTTGAACCTCTATCTGCGGAGTTGGAGTCCGTTATGCTGCCATTGCACCAAAGAAGTGAGTAATGATACCCATTTTAATTGCATTACCAATTTTCTATTCTATCAATTAATTCGTCAAAAGAGTAAAAATCCTTTTTTGAACTAATATTGAGTTCGGAGAGAATTACGATATCTCATATCACGTTTTGCAGACGCGCCTCTATCCTTTCGAGCACCCGAACATTATATTATACTTGACTATTCAACCACTTTAGCATCTGGCCTTATTGTTTAACAAAAATAAAACTTATTTATTTAATATAAAACTTTTCTGATATCAATATCCAAATACTTTTGTTCTTGGAATGCTTCTATTTCCCAAGGACGAGCATTATAATCAATAGTAGATAATTCAGTTAATGGAATAATTTGGTTATTCCATTTAATTAACCCATCAGATACAACTAATTTACCATTGTAATATTGTCTTAAATGAATTAATTCGTGAGAAAGTACCCTAATCGTTTCATCTCTACCCATATCGTCAATCCAAATAACATATTGTTTACCCAATCCTTTAATATGAGCCTTTAATTCAATCTCACTTGAGAATTGTTTTTTAGTTTCTTCAGTTAATGGTTTGATTATGATGTAAGTTCCACTAATTCCCAATTCATTCATTCCAACGTGAATAATAGAATCTAAATAAGGTTTATCTGTTTTATTTTGAATATAATTATTTTTTTCAATATTAACGAGCCTAAAAGTTCTCACTTTTGTTGTTGCTAATTTATATATCCCAAAGATAATTAACAGGATTAAGAATATAATCCCAGCATATTTTATTATTGTGTTTTTCATATAATATTTGTTTAATTTTACCCTAAATAGATTAATAACTATTCATAGTTTTCATAATATTTGACCGCATCTTCTAAACCATCCCATTTTTTCATACTCGAACTTTTTTATATAAATATATCGAACTAAAAAAAAACATAAATAGTATCTGATTGAGAAATGGGGTTCGAACCCATAACCTTCCGAACCACAATCGGACGCTCTGCCTGTTGAGCTATAAACACCATAAGCAGTTAGGGATGGGCTCGAACCATCAAGTGGAGATTCAACTGATAACATAAACGCATGCATGCTGGTGGTCAACCCCATATTATCAATCTATTTCTTTATCCACGTCCAGGAGACAACTGGATGCGTAGGCCTAATTCCGCCACCTAACTATAAGGGCCCGATACCTCAACTCTCACCTGCTCGAGCCGACACAGGATTGGAGGATGCGGAGAGGACAGGACTCGAACCTGCAAAGCTTTAACACCCGACGGTTTTCAAAACCGCTCGACAACCAACTGTCCACCTCTCCTTATTTGTTTTACTATTGTTGGCAAGAGGGGATTCGAACCCATATTTTCAACCAATTACCTTACTCCAACTTATCAGATTGGGTGGATACTCGCCAATTTACCCCACTTCACCAGCTTAACGGACTGGCTGCCATATGGGAGTGGGGGTTTCCTGTTATTTCAGGACTCCGTTGTCAGGACAGGATTCGAACCTGTATGAGTTTCTCACCTCCACCCCTGGACGGGGTTGCGTCTCTCCATTCCGCCACCTGACTATGACACAAATATACCACAAGTATTTTAAAGAACAAAAAAAACCTCAGATTTTTCTGAGGTTCCAAACTAAAGTTTTTTTGAGTTGTAATTAATTTAATGATTCAATAGTTTCATTAAATTGACATAAATCAATAGTTGTATCATCTACAAATACACAAGTACCTGCATTGTCCCCAGCTTGTGTCGCTGAGTTTTGGGATAATTCTACGATAGAATCAGCTTGAACCCATGTTCTTAAATAACCTTCATCGATTCGTGTTGTTAATTTTACAAAATTACTCATAATAGTCTTGTTCAGTTACCTGTTCCCGTATAAAAAGTTTAATGGCCACAAACTGACCATTAATAAATATAGTAATAATTTTTTTTAAAAAAAACATTAAAAACTTTTTTCTTTTGTTTCAAATATTTTCATTATTTATGTTTTTTATGTTCAATTCTATGCATCACATAGTGAGATACAATACATGCTAAAAAACATGCAGGAAATTCTTTCAATGTGTCAATTAAAAATTGTGTCATTTTATTTAATTTAATTTTTTGAGCGAGTAGTGAGAATCGAACTCACATATCCAGATTGGAAGTCTGGAACACTAACCGTTGTGCTATACTCGCAAATGTGTGGGTAGGAGTCTCATCCCACACTAGACTTAAGGTTTCGAGTTTTTTTACAACTGACTCTGAAAGTTATTCGCCCGCGTGTCCTTCACCTTAAAGCGGGAGCTCCTTATGGAGCGAATGGTGAGATTTGAACTCACGACCCCCTCCTTGGCAAGGAGGTGCACTACCACTGTGCTACATTCGCATTTGCCCCACATTGAGATTTAATGTGAGTAGTCTACTCATTATTCTTAATGGTTCTACCTAATTTCCAACCATCGGGTATATTACCCCCTTTTTTTATTTTTTTATTTTCATTTTTGTTTGTTATCCAACAAGTACCAAATTGAGAATTACCCTCTCCTTTTTGATTTAACGAATTTGCATCTCCAATTTTTCTTTTTGTTTCTTCTTTGTGTTTTTTACCAATAAACGTATCATATTTAATTTTACCATTTTTATGGGCATTCTTTAAATTTTCGGAGACAATCTTTTTATGACGTTCTCTCCAAACAACATCATTTTTTAATTTTTCTACCGCTTTTTTAGATGCACATATGGACCTCCATTTTTGTTGTTCATCTGAAATAAAACCACCTTCACCACCACACATTAAATTTAAACATAAAGAATCCATTAAAACATCTTTATTAACTAATTCTTTTTCTTTTATTTTCAATAAATTTCTATCAGGTAAGATTTCTAAAATTTCACATTTAAAATTTTCTTTACCATATTTTTTTATTGAATACCATAATCGTTTACCACTACCGATATATCCATCTTTGAGGTTATCAGTAGAATGCATTCCAATATAGTATTTTCCATTTACTAAATTTGTTGTCTTGTAAATGTAATGATAATCCTTTTGTTTTCTTGGCATTTAATATTCTTTAATAATAAATACCAAGAAAAAGAACAAAAGTTCAAGGCGGGACTTACGGGAGTTGAACCCGCTCCGTGCGCCGTGACAGGGCGACATCTTAACCGTTTGACCTCAATCCCAAATGTGATTACTGCCTGACTCTTTTCGAACTTTGAGGGCTCGTATCATTCAATTTCAGTAATCAAAAATAAAACAAACTTTTTGTGTCCGATACACATCATAACCATTTCTGGTGGTTACATTTTCGCATTGGGTTAATTACTCCCCACTTATAGTAACTCTACCCGCACCGCTCTGATATCTAGAATCAAGACAGTTTACTGGATTTATATACCGAGGGGTTACACCTCAGTCGTCGTTTGTTGCTGATTAAAAAGGACTCGAACCTTAATCCTGCGTCCGTGTTACCTTCTGCCGTGCTCCATACACCATAATCAATCGTCAGTTTCGAACCTGACATACATAGGGTAATTAATCCTATGTTTTGAGGCTCTAATGGGAATCGAACCCATCTTGTTAAGTCACTTACTCCAATCAATTGCCACTTGTTACGTACCTTGAGCTTTACGATTGACCGTCACTTTAACCCACTTATTGCTTTCGGAGCGACCTAAACAATTATAGAACCACCAAGTAATTACTGCCTGACTCATTTCGAACTTTCAGGGCTCGTATCATTCAATTTCAGTAATTATTGAGCTCCTACTTGGAATTGAACCAAGTTATCATGATTACAAGTCATGCGCATCGCCTGCAATGCTTTAGGAGCAAATGATAGGTGACCTTCCTATCTTGAAACTATATATCGTTTCTTAGGGACCCGAAGTCTCCGTGGTTTATTTTTACAAAGATAAATAAATTTTTGATTAGAACAAATTAGTTAGAAAATTTTTCTTCGTATAAAGTATTCATTTGACTTATTTCCGTATTTTCAGAGAAATTTAATTCTGTTATTTCATCTTTTAGATAGAAAACAAAATTTCCTTGAGAACCTTCATTAATTTCCCATCCACCAAAACCTCGTTCTAATAAAGTATAACAATAATCTTCTATGTTTGCTGGAACAGGAATATCAGTACCTTCGAACGTTGAATGAATATACCCCGAATCTCCTCCACCATCAAATTTAACTTCCAATTTTTCAGGTATATTTTCATCTTCGAATAATTCTTTTAATTCTGAAAACATTTCTGGTTCATCTTCAAAAGTATTTGTAATTTCATCATGAGTTCCGTACTCTGTCCAATACTCACTTGCGGTGATTTCTTGTCTGTCTCCATCAATGTCAATTTCTCCTCTCATCCAACTTGAATCTTCATGAATATCATGACCTGCTAAATCATTTTTAACAACATAGTTAATGATTTTTTTCAAAATTTTAATTAATCCTTCAGGTATTTCTGCTCCATGTCTATTTGAAAATTGAGTTATTTCATTCCAATTAACTTTATCCCATCCATTTTCAACGTCGAATTCAATGTTACCTGTGTTCACCCCCAAAGATTTCAAATAGTTTGAAACGCTTCTAAGGTATTTTTTTTCTTCTGGTGTTAAGATTTCTTTCATAATTTATAAATATTAGTCTTCCATTTTAAGTGTCCTTAACATCCATTGAGGTCTCTCATTTTTTAAGATGTTATTAACCCATTCCTTAGCGGATGGGATATAGTTATTACAATCCTCTTTCACATGTTGTTCACCAACATAACGAGTATAAACTATGTCACCATCACTGTTAAGAAATTGTGACCCAAACTTTTTTTCCATTTCAAATATACCTTCACTATGATGTCTGAACATTCTATGTAAAGAATCTCCCATCCATCCTTTGGTTTCATCCATCCACTCATGTAGGTGAATATAATCTTCAGGTTTACCACCAAATTTCTTGGCAGAACTCTTTGAATGTAAATTAGGATGCGCCATTTTGTAATTTTTTTAAGTTTCTGTAAAGGTAATAAAAAAAAATAATACTACAAAATTATTTTTGGTGGACCAAACTAACCTCCATACCTTTCTTAATTTGGTTTATTTCTTTTGCGTTGAAAACTATTAAATTTGGGGCTACTTTCCATTTTGCTAAATCTCTATCTCTTTGATATCCCTTTACTTCTATGAATAAATCATAGTCAGGTAAGTAAAAGTCAGGATAATATGTTCTAGTTCCATTCCATTCATATTTAAAACTTTTTGTTTCATGTTCCCACTTTATTAATTTACTATCTAACCATTTCGCAACTAAAAGTTCCCAACTACCTTTAAGAATAACTCCATTATACTCTATATTCTTTACCCTTCCAACCACATTATTTTTTAGATAACTGTTGGGATTTCTCTCTACTGCCCTTTTCATTTCCTCAGATTTACGCAGTTTTTGTTCGGTTGTATAAATTCTTTTACTATTAGCTAATCGTAATTTTTGCTTGGTAATTTCAGATATTTTTGGTTTTGGTAATCCTAATTTTTCAGCTTTTATATACTGATTACTCCCTTTTATATTTAATTCTTTTTTCTTTTTATTATACCCGATAAAATTACTTATTAAGATTTGACGGTTGGGGTTATTTTTACACAATCTTTCATGGTTTCTTAAACTATTAACATTCTTACATTCCTTGATACAATATTGACATTCCATATTAATAAATAGTTATAAAAATAAGAAAAACAGAGTAAGTTGCTCTAACCTATGTGGACCAGGGGAGTTACGATATCCCGACCTAATGCTTATGAGGCATTTGCTCTTCCTCTGAGCTACAAGTCCAAAATATATTGTGGGGGTAAAAGGACTCGAACCTCTGAACCCGAAGGAGAGCATTTACAGTGCCCCGCAATTGCCACTATGCGATACCCCCAACTTAGTATTTGTACCCCTGATAGGACTCGAACCTATAAAACCCAGAGCCTAAATCTGGTGACTTTTCCGTTTGTCCACAAGGGCATGATTTACGTTTCTTAACAATTACTTAATAGTATTATATCAAGGTTTATCTTCAATAATCCAACAAATCGTTGTATTATTTTAATTTTTTTAAAAATATATTCTATTTATAAATAATAAAAAATCAAACAAAATGAAAAAAACAATCTTTACAGTACTTTTATTAAGTGCAACATTATTCACCGCAAATGCATCGGATGCCACAACTATTAATCAAGTTGGTAAATTTAAATTTTCTGTAACAACTACAGATAAAAATTTAACTGTTTTAATTTATGACTCAAATAATGAGTTAATTCACAAAGAATATTTAAACTCAAATAAATTATTCAAATTAGATAGTTTATCTGATGGACAATACACTATTAAAGTTTTGGATTGGAAAAAAAATCTTTTAGATAGTAAAACTTTTCAAATTAAAACTGAAACCAAAAGAGATTTAATTGTCCTTAACTAATTTAAAAGGTCCCTTTCTAAAGGGACCTTTTTTTATGCTCTCTTTCTTGGGCTCGAACCAAGGACCTATTGATTAACAGTCAATTGCTCTAACCTACTGAGCTAAAAGAGAATTAAAAGTAGGGAATGCCAGGTTTAAACTGACGACCTCTTGCTCCCAAAGCAAGCGCGATACCGAGCTACGCTAATTCCCTATGGTGGGTGGATTATTTTTTTAAAGTATAATTCGCCAGCCTCAAAACTACTTTGTGATTCCATCAGGGCTTGAACCTGAAACCCCAATCTTAGAAGGATTGTGCTCTATCCAATTGAGCTATGGAACCAAAAAAAATTAGGAAAGTAGAAGATGGTTCCGTGGACATCTACTTTTACGATTAGCGTTACTTTGGTGAATACCTCCAAACTCCGATTATGCCAGTCAGTATTCACTCTCAAACTATAGACATAACCATTCCCCAATCAACCTAAAAAATTTTCGGAGCTACGGGATTTTCACCCTCAATGTCTCTTCTCTACTTTGGCCTAAGTAGTGAGTACAATCGCGTATTTCGACACTCCTGAGTCTAAGTTTATAACTTTTAGACTTGTACTTCGGACTGGAATCGAACCAGCACTCTCTTACAAAAACAAGATTTTAAGTCTTGCGGGTCTACCTGTTCCCCCACCGAAGCAATTAATTTCCCATATGTCAAAGAACAATTAGGGTAATTAACATCTCTATGTTTTTCCCCGATTGTTTTATAAATTTAATCCATTTATTTTTATAAAACAAAAAACCCGAACTAATTTTTTTATTTAGTTCGGGTCTATATTATCAAGTTAGTTTTTTTTATCCAACAATTACATCCGAACATTTTATATACGTAAGCGTATATGCAGTCCCATTATTATAAGGTCTGTCTAATCTCGGCAATATGTTGTTTAAGTTTGTCATTGTGTTTATAAGTATATGCGAAATTAGAAAAAAAACCACATT